CCCACAATGGGCCAAACGATTAACCACAACAGCGTCGGCATGGCCGTTACTCCCCATCCTTAATTCTGAACGATTACGGCATGTTGACGGCGGGGTCAATACCTTTGGCATAGCCCATTTGCGCAGTATTGACGCGGCGGTCAATAGGGCAGAAAATGGCGGTATTCCGGGCTTAATGGCTTGCCCGGTAGTTGAAGAGGATGCCACCATGACCGACCATCAGATTGAAAAACTCATTGACCAGGCCGCCAAGGCGACCAAGCCCATCGCCCGCGTCGTTCGTCTGGACAGCGCCATGGCCACCGAATTGCTGGCCCGGGCCGCCACCAACCGCGACGTCAGGCGAACCCGCGTCGCCCGCTACCGCGCCGACATGGAAGGCGGCCACTGGGTCTTGAATGGCGAACCCATGATTATTTCGAGCGAAGGCAAGCTGATAGACGGCCAGCATCGTTGTTTGGCCATCCAAGGCACCGAAGCGGCGGTGGACGTGCTGTTGGTGCTGGGGGTCCACCCGCTGGCCATGGCGACGATGGGGCAGGGCGTGCCGCGCACGGCGGGGGACTATCTGGGGATTGAAGGCGAGCCCAACGCCCGGACGTGCGCCAATATCGCCCGGCTCATGCTGGCCTACCGGCGCAACGAAGGGGAAGCGCTACGGGACACGGCCAAGCCGACCAACGCCGAAGTGCTGGAATTTTACCACGAACACCGCGACGTCATCCAAAAGTCGGCGGCGCTGGCGCTCCAGTTCAAGGAAACGGTGCAAACGCTGGTGGCGCCCGGCGTCTTGGGGTTTTGTCACGCGGTTCTGGAGGAAATCGACGAACCGGCGGCCGAAGAATTTATTACGAAGGTGGCCAAGGGCGAACTGTTGGAAGAGACAGACCCCGCCTATGTGGTTCGGGCCAGGTTGCTCAACATGGGAAAGTCCGGGGCGGCCAAGAAAGCGTCGGTCATCTTTTCCGGCTGGAACGCCTTTCGGTCTGGCCGCTCGCTCAAATCCATCCGGGTCAGCACGCGCTTGCCGTTGCTGGCCGGTGCGCCGCCGAACGGGAACGCCTAGCTGTCGTATCCCTTCATCAGTTCTTCATAAGCGCGCTGGGCCGCTATCGGGTCGTCCGTCACGGGAATGGCAACGGTAGCGGTCTTTTGTTCGACCTGTATTTTTTCGCCGTATTTCTTCGGATGCCACTTGGCCAACAGCTTTAGCCGCGTCTCAACACGAAGTTTCGACCGCGCCAACCATTCCTTGTCAGGCTTGGGGCCAAACCGGGTTTCTATCGTGTCCAACGTCGCGTCGTCGGCAATTTCCAGGCATTCGTTGGCTATCGCGTCGTATCCGCTATCGCGGGCTTTCTCCATCATTTCCCGTAGCCGCTCGCTACGGCCCAGGCGGTCGTAAAAGGTCGACAGGGGGACGCCCAGCGCCTTGCACGCACTGACCAGCGTTTGGCCCTCCGACACATAGTCGGCAATCAACTGGGCTTCCAAGCTGTCGGCGTAATCGGGTGCAGGCTGGTCGGTCATGTGGCCAATATATCGCGCCGCCCGGCTTGCCGCAACGCTTGAACCTACGCGTGCGCGCGATGCCCCCGGGCGAGGGGGAGCGACCCCAAATCCCGGCCCACACTTCCCGCACCGCCAATTCGTCCCGCTCCGACCGCCACGGGCCATTTTGAGCCGTTCCCGATAGAACCCGATAACCTTTCGTATCGGGTAAACCATAAGTCATTGTTTTTTCGTTCTCTTTCCCGATAACCCTATAACCCTATAAATTATATATCAATATGTGTGTGCATGTGTGTATGTGCGCACACGCACCCGCACTAGGCAGCACTACTCAATTCTATCGGGTTTCGGGGAAACGGCGGAAAACCGCCACTTTTACCGGGTGAAAAACCCGATAAATAATTGCACAAATTAAAAGCCCCGCCGTTAATTTAACGACAGGGCCATTTTGTAAATTATAGCAATTTGTATAAATTAACGGGGCCGCAAGTGAACGACGTTCCCTTGTGCAACGGCGACCGTGCCAGTCTGGGCCGCTTCGAACGCCGCGGGCACGTCGGCCGCTGGCAATGCCGCTTCGGGGGTTCCCTTGGCCACGTAAAGTCTGGGGCGTGTTCCATCGTTCAGCGGGTTCGTCACGCGGCCGTCGGCAAGCGAGGGGTGCGGCACGTAGCCTACCGCCGCCATGAGCGAGCGATAGCGCTTCGGTCCTATGGTCATGCGCAACGACTGGAACAGGTTGCGCAGGGCGTGCGACGATACCCAGCCGCCTTTGAACCCCACGCGCTGTTCCTCGACCGCCTCCAACACTTCCTGTTCAAGCGTCCCGAGCGATTCCCTGACCGCTTCGGCGCGGCTGGACGTGGCGGGGGCGCGCTGGCACAATGCGGCCGGGTCGAACTCCGCAACCCGGGCGAGCCCGTGCAGCCAGTCGTTGACCACGGCAAGCCCATAGTCTTCGCCCAGATGGGCATAGGCCCCGCGGCCGTGCAGCCAGTCGTAAAGGTCGGGAAAATATCCCCCATCCATGCCGTCGCGCGCCAAGTCTTCGGCGTCCTGTTGGGGCGTGAAAAAAATGGCATAGCGCCGTTCCCGGTCAGTGACGGGCACGCCGTTCTTATGGTTGGTCAGCATGACGCCGTTGCAATAGTTATCGCCGGTCGTCGCATCCTTGCCCTTTTTCTCGACCCGCGTTCGCGCGTTGGTCACGATGGGCTTGAACGTTTCCAATATGTGCCGCTGGTCGCTGACAAATATTTCCTCAACGCCGACCAGCAAATTTCCTTGGACCCAGCTATTGAACTGGTTGGCCGTTTTGCCCAGCACTTCGGGGTCAATCAAATAGGTGTAGCGCTTGCCGACCGCGTGTTGCAACACGGTCAGAATAAGCGTCTTGCCGTTGCCCTGCACCCCTTGGATGACTGGCCACCATTGGAACTTGCGGCCGACGTTCTGGACCAGCGACGCCATGTAGGTGGTGATTATGTCGTAATCGCGCTGGATGGGGAACAGCTTGCGCAACAGGTCGACGAACTTGGACGGGTCGCCGGCGATACGCTTGGTCGTTATCGGCTGATAGCTGTTGATGTAGGGCAAGCCCTCAATATCAATGACCGCGCCGGGCGTCCGGTCGGGCCGGAAACAGACGTCAAAGACCCATGGGCATTTCCATGACGGCGACAGCCTGAACGCGTCCCATGCCGAACGGGTCTTTTTGCTTCCCTCTATGGTCGTGGGAAACTCGAAACCCCCTTTGAGCGTGTCGAACGACGTGGGGGACAGAACGCCCATGCCTTTGACAAACACGGCATCCCGCATCTGGACGAACCAGCAATTGGCAAACAGCGCATCCATGTCGTCGTGCCATATCGTCTGGCCGCGCACCAGGGCGGTGGACGGCTCGACTGGCGGGGGAGGGGCCGCGGCAACTATCTGGCCGTCGGGACCGGGCGGCGGTGGTGCGACAGGTGCGCGCGTGCCCAGCGCTTGTTCGGGCGTGACGCTGACCCGTTCGTGGTGTTCGACTGCCCGCGGGGCTTCCATGCCCGCCGTCCAGCCGCGTTCCAGCGTGCCTTGGGCTTTCTCTTCGTCTTGGATGCCCAGAACCGCCAACGCTTCCTGTAGCGCGCCCCAGCCCTCTTCCACGGTGATTTCGCCACCACCGACAAGCTGGCCGATGGCAAAGGCGCTATCGTTGACCCGCTGGTTCACTTCGCCTTCACGTGCCGACGTCAGCACGGCAAATTCACTGTTGAGCGCAGCCCGGCCATAGTCCGACGTCACGTCGGCAATCTTGGCTTGGGCGTTTTCCTTGCGCGCCTTGGGAAACACCAGCGCCAACAGCCAGTCGGGCGCCGGGGCAACGGGCACGTCCCGTTCGATCCGATACCAGCCGGCGACCTTCCCCTTGGCGGCTTCGGCCGGGGTTGGGTGGTAATAGGAGCCCGGCCCGACGACATAGCCCCCGTCCCCGCGCAAGTCCCAGCCGTCAAAGCCTTCGCCGCCGTTCAGGTCTTTGGTCCAGCCGCGCCCGGCCCGGTTTTTCACTTCCCAACCGGGGTGTTGGAAATAGAAGTGCCAGCCGCGTGGGGTGGCGACGGTCAGCGTGTCCGGTAGCCCTTGGGCTTCCATCATCGTGCGCGCCATCAGTCCGTCGGCGTCCAGCACAATGCAGTCGGATACGGTGCCGGTCGCTACGCCGGTGTTGAAACCCGTCTGGGCCGCCCACGATGCAACCAATTCAGGCGTCGCCCGTTGCGTCTGATAGGGTTCCCAGCTTTCGAGCGCCGGGCTTTTGGTGCGCGGCGTTAATGGGAAGAGGCTAAAGCCCCTGTCGTAAAAAGACCAATCTGACACAGACGTCAGCCCTTCGCGTTCGTGTAGCCGGGCAGGAACTGGACCCCGTGCGTGTTCACCTTAGCCGGGCGCCAGACGTTCCCGCAACCTTGGCAAGCGTGCGTGTGGTGGGGAACTTCGGCAAAGGCCGCTTCGTCAATGTGACGGGTGCCGCACATGGGGCAAAACAGGATCATCGGAATCGTATAGCTGGCGTCCAGCTTGCCCGTTTCCAAGATGAACCCGACGGTCTGTTGGTCGGTCATGGTCGGTTCTCCCTACCGGTCGTCATGCGCCGCATTGTCGGCGCCGTCAATAGCCAGTCGTGCCAAGGGCTTGCGCTGCAATGGTCGTTGCAAGCGGCATCCTGGGCCAGCACTGGTTTACGATGGAATGAGCAAAACTCAAAGGTCAGAGATACGCGGTCATAGCGAGCGCACCCCTTGCAACGGGCGTCTTGGTCAGCGCGGCCCATATTTGGCTATCACGTCGACGGCAAAGGCAAGTAATTCGTCTTGCTTGAAAACCATAAGGCATTCGCCAAAGTCTGTCTGGGCGCGAACCCTCACGCGCTTAGGAACCAAAGGGTCAGACGTGACGCGCAAGAGCGACGACCCGCCCCGGCTCCAGACTTCCACGACGTTGCAATCCTCTCGACGTTCGGTTAAGTGTTCACCAGCCATAGCCGCATTCTCTCCCCTTGGTTTCGGCAAATGGTCAGGGCGGGGCAACGGATGGTCGGCCAGTCCCCGCCCGCCCTTATTTCCACCATTTACGCGTGCCGCACCGGACGCAAACTAGCTTGCTGATGCGCTGGCCATCTGTAGCCCGCGCCGTTGGGTGCCAAGCGTGCAGCCCGAACAGGCAAAACAGCCGGCTCATAGGTTTGCCGCTATCCGCTCGACAACCTGGGCGGCAATCTCACCAATCGGCCGCGCTTCGCCACCACGTCCCGTTTCATCGCCATAGCCCTTGTGCGTCTCGCAATGGGCGCAGACCAGCCGCGGCAACGGTTCGTCGCTTCCACATTCAAGACAGGTAGCGATGCGGACGTGCTGGGTCATTTCCCGCCGTCCACCAGTTCGACGATTTTGCGCAGCGCGCCATAGGTCAGACCCGTGCCGTCAATCCGCCGGGTATGCCAAGCGCTATCGCTTTTGTTGCGGGTCCGGTGTTCCTGCAAAACGCTTCGTGCGTAGGGCGCCAGCTTTTCCAGCAAGGCTTGGGCGTCCGTCACGCCGCAACGGCCTTGCGCAGATGGTCGGGCAAATCATCGGCTTTCAAGCAACCGTCGACCAGCCCCACGCGAACCATGCGAAGGTCGGAGCGCTCGACCGCCTGGGCCATGAGCCCGCGCAAAATGCGCGCCCGGTAGCCCTCCGACGGGGGCGGGCTGTTGGTAATGCTGGTCAGGCCATAGTTGGACACGCTGGCCGCCGACAACCCGGCTTCGGTCGCAATCTTGTCACGGGTCAGGCTGGTCAGCCCTTCGCGCTCGATAATGCGCTTGGTGGCCGCCAAAATCTTATCGTCGCGTTCAAGGTGAAATTCGGTCAGGGTCATCAGGTCGGTTCCTTGGCGGTATCGACATTTCGGGAACGGGCGGTCTTGTCGAGAAAGGCGCGGGCCACGTCTTGGACGGCCGCAATGCCTTCCGGGGTCTTCGCGTCGGCAAGCATGGCCAGAATGGAACGGGCGTCCCCCGCCATCATTTCCCACTGGTGCCGGGCTTCGCAGACCGCATAATAGGCCCAAGCGGTCGGGCGGCTCCAAACGACGCCATCCGTGTCGGTAAAGACGCGTTCTATCAGCAGTTCGCGCGCCTTGCGGTGTTCGTGGCCCATGACGTTGTTGTGCTGGTCGACCAGCGGCACGCGAAGCGGCGCAATGGCGTCGCGGTAATAAACCGGCGTCACCGCGTCGTTTGATGCGACCCGCTGGGCGGCCATTTCTTCCTTGCTGAATAGGCGCCCATTCAAGGCGTAGCCAGCCGGCTCTATTACCACGGTCGGCGGCAATGGGTCAGGCATAGTCAATAATTCCCCTTCGTGTTAGGGTCGATCTAACCACTATTGACGGGACGGTCAACCATGGATCATTTCGATTTGCAGCGCAGCCTAGCCCGCATGGGCTATTACCGGGGCAAGATTGACGGAATTTACGGGCCGATGGAGCGAACGGCGGTGCTGTCGGCGCTGACTGACGGGCCAGATTATCAACTGACTGATGCGGACGTTGTGCGGGCCGGGCGCGCCATGCAAGTCGAGCCGGCGAAGGTCTGGGCCGTATGGGACGTCGAAAGCACGGCCGCGCCGTTCATCAATGGGCGCCCGACCATCCTGTTCGAACCGCACCGTTTCAGCCGGGCCACCGGGGGCAAGTTCGACAAATCGCACCCCAAGATTTCGTCAAAATCATGGAACAAGAAACTATATCCAGCCAGCCAGGACGGCCGCTATGCGCAACTGCTCGACGCCGTGGGGCTCGACGTTGACGCGGGCTTTGCGTCGGCCAGCTATGGCGGCTTTCAAATCCTGGGCGAGAATTTTGCCATCTGCGACGCGGCCAGTCCGTGGGCGTTCGCTTGGCGCCAGGCGCAGACCGAAGGCGACCAGCTTGACGCGTTCGTGCATTTCGTCACCCGTAACGGGCTCTTGCCGGCGCTGCGTGCGGGCGACTGGGCGACCTTTGCGCGCGGCTATAACGGGACTGCCTACGCGGCGAACGCTTACGACACACGGTTGGAAGCGGCGTATAAGGCGCGGGCCTGACGGTCAGCCGCGCGCCCGGCTCCAGTCGATCAGCTTTTGACCAGCCCAGCGGTAATCCTTGTGGATGGGAAAGCCGGTCACTTCGTTCATGGCGGCCATAGCTTCGGGTTCGGCCTGCTCCATCCGGGTCAGCAAATCCAACAGCGACTTGCGCGTGATGCGGTGGCCCTTAGGAATAAGCGAGTTGACCGACAGGCCGGTTTTGCGGTGGCCCAGCGCCCAGCCCTTTTCATCCTTGAACACGGCGAACGGGCTGGTCAGCATTGGGCAATATCCGGTCCAGGATTTCTTGCCGTAAATGCCACGGTCCTGTTCAAATTCGACTTGCTGGGTCATGCACGAGCCGCCCTGAACATAGCGTTGCACGCGGCATTGATGGCGTTGCGCTGGCGACGGGCGCGGACGCGCAAAGACGGCGCCACCCGTTCCAACCGGTCGTCGGCGTCGCGCAACAGCTTTTCGAGCGCCGCCAGTTGTTCCTTAATGCGGTCGTCCACCGGTCTTTCTCCCTTAAAACATGAACTGGGGCTGGGCTTCGACGCGACCGCGGCGCGATGCCAGATAGGTTTCAAGCCGGGCCTTGCGTTCATCCGACACGGCCGCCCATTCCGCCTTTGCTTCGGCGCGGCTGGCCAAGATGCCATCCACGAAACCCGCCGGGTTGTGAAAGCCGTTATCGCTCTTGCGCAGATTGCAGAATAATTCGCCGTTCTCATTGATGATAAGAACCTGGCGCACCTTGTAAACGTCGAACGGCCCGTTGGAATAGATCAGCTTGGCGGTGGTCATGTCGGCAACTCCCTTTGTTGAGACGACATTTGCCAGCTATTGACGGCACCGTCAATACCCTATTTTATTATTTCGAACCCCCGCAACGGGTCGATCATAAACCCGGCGATTCCGCCCTCTTGCACAACCATGTCGGCCCAGCGTTTTTGTGCCATGCACCGGCCATATTCGGTCAGACGGCCCTTGCCGTCTTTGATCGGCCCGGGCGATGGAAAGCGCCAGCCGTCCCGTTTGATTTCGGGCGAGAAAAAGACGGCCACCACGTCGCCAACCATGTCGGGCGTGACCAGCTTGGGAACCCAGCCCACAAGGTCGGGTGACTTTATCTGTTCGTTCAGGGCGCGGCTATCGTTCGCCAGGCCAAAGCGCACCGGCCGGCCGTTGGCATCGTTCAGGACGCCCGAGTTGTTGCGCCATAGCCGCGCGCCCAAGGCCGCGTAATGTTCGCGCACCCGGTTTTGGTTGCCCGCTTCGCTCATCGTTCAGTGCCCTATAAATGCGACATTTTTGGACGTCCCCCAGCACGCGCCGCACGTCGCGCAAGCGAGCGTCCGTCCGGTCTGTTCGGGACAGACGAAAGCGCCAGGCGGGCAGGCCGCTTCGTCGACGATGCTGACGGTTGCGCCCCAGTTCCGCTTGCCATCGCTCCAGCGCACGGCGAACCGGCGGGGCATGGCGTGGCCCAGATAGAACACGGCGTCACCTATGGGCGTGCCCGGCGCGCGGGCCGTATAGCCAAAGATGGACAGCCGCGGGAACTTGCGCAGCATCCGGCCCCAGAAATGCACATAGTCGACCGAATAGAAGTCGCCCAGCGCGTGCAGCCGAACCAGAATGCCCCGGCGGTTACGATTGGTCATCAGCCGTTCAAGCTGGTCTTCCACCGCGCGTTCAAGTTCTGGGCCGTGCTGGTAACGCTTCGCCCACGGCATGTTGTTGCCGTAGCAATCGTGCCAATGAGCGCACGACCTGGGGCACGTCGCCCGTTCCTCCAGCGACAGCGTGTAAATCCAATAGCCGCGCAACCGTCCCTTGCGAACGTCACGGCCGATTTTAACGTTGTTGTGGCCGGAAACCAGCGGATTGAAGCCGACCGGGTGGACGCCCTTTCGGTAAAAGATGGACCGGCCCGCTTCGACAGTCGGATGGCCCAGCCCGTTCAGCACGCCTTGCTTGGGCTTGCCGGGCGCGCGGTGTTCGCCTGGCACCTTGACCCAGCGGGACAATGTGGCGTCATCCCCTTTTGAGGCATAGGCTTTTCGGACGCTGGCGCTGCGCATGGGGCGCGCGGTCATAGAGCCCGGCACCTTGTCTGGAGCGTGCGACACTTGCGGCAATGCCGGTGCTGGACATAGCCCAAGATGGCGCTGGGGTTGTTCGGGTCGACAATCCACGACACGTTCGACCAGACGGACCATTTATGAAGATGGAACATCGACGACGCCCCCGTTCGCTTTAATCCGGCGATAGACCGTCAAGGCTGCGACGAACCCGTTAAATTCGTCGTATTCGCCTTCGTAAAGCGCTTCCGCCACGCGGGCGGCATCCTCGCCAGCAAAATAAGACGATATGATATCCCGCACGGCCAACACGTCCGGGTCGACCGGCGCCGCTTCGTGCTTTTCGATATAGCGGGCCAGCGCCAGGATTGCCGACCGCGGCGTGACGAGCCCGCCAACTTCGTTCCACGCGCGCACGACGGCCCAGCCGGGCGGGTCGTTGGGGCCAAGGGGCAGGTTTGGGCCGCTATGGTCGATCATTACGGGCGGGGCTTTCGGCGGGTCGCCTGATTTGGCCTTTTTCCGATAGCCAATCACGTCGTCCCACGCGCCGTCATGTGTCCAAACAATGTTGTCCCCGGTGAAACCGTGAACGGCGCTGGTGCTTCCGTCTCGCAACAGGACGGTATGCCCGTTCCAATCCACGGGTTCGCTATCGCCGCCTGGCCAATAGCTGTATCCCGCCGCGTTTGCCACATAGTAAGGATGGTCGGCACGCAAGCGAAAAGCTTTACCGACACAAGCAAAGCCCCACCCCCATTTCATATCGAACCAATCTTGGCTCCGTCCTGACGTCTGGTATTGCATCGGCAATTCGCCAACCGCCAGCCATTCCGGTTTCGTCCCGTCGGCAGGGATAGGCTCGCCCCATTCAAATTCCAGTTGCGTCACGGTCAATTCTCCCATTGGTCGGTCCAGCCCTAAGCCCTATTGACCGCGCCGTCAATGCGCTCTTTCAACGCGATGGCCTCTTTTTCGCTCAACGCCTGGGCCGTCACGACGTCCACTTTCCAGCGCAAGAAAAATTCCCGCTGAATTTCGTGGTCGGGCCGCCCGGACGCGTGAAGCTGACCGGCCCAGCGGTCCATGCTTTCGCGTAACGCAAGCTGGGCGCCGCCGGTCTTCACATAGCTGGCCCAATGGCTGTTCAGCCAAGTCGACGCGGCACCCTTCGCCAGTTGTTGCGCGTCGAACGCGGCGCGCGTCATGTGCGGGTCAATGATTCGCCCCTGCAATTTGGCCAGTTCAAACGGGTCCATAAGTTGCAAGTCGCCGTCGACATGGGCGGGCGTGCCGCGGCCCAGCGGTTCAGGCTGATAGCCGCAATGCGGGCACGCGCGCAAAACCCGGGGGTATGGCTTGAAACAATTTTGCCACGGGTTCGCGCAAACCTTCATCGGAATGTCGTCGTCATCCTCGCCCTTGGCTTTCTTCTCGCGTCGGTCCAGCGACCATTCGCGCGGCTTGTCGGGCGGCCCCAAGTTCGGATTGATGAACCCGCCAATATGGTCGATCAACAGCGCGCGGGGCTTGATCGAAGCGGCGATGGCGGCCAGTCGACCTTCGCGCGTGGTCAGGTCGTAACCGGGCGCATAGATGGGACGCAGCAAGCGACCCAACTGTTGCAGCCATGTGATAATGCTGGCCGTCAGGCGGGCGAACGAACCGACCTGTAGCGCCGGAATGTCGACGCCTTCGCTGATGACGTCGACCGCCACGATTTGCTGGAGCGTCCCGGCTTCGGCCCGGTCAAATATCTGGTCCCGAACGGTCGGGTCGGTTTCGCCGGTGATAAGTTCGGCCGACACGCCCGCCGCGCGATAGGCTGCGACCGTTTCCACCGCTGTTTCGACGTCGCCGCAAAAGGTGATACCCGACAGACCCGCGGCGAATTGCTGGTAATGCTTGGGCACGTCGCCCACGATATGGCTGTTGCGGGCCGCCGTGCGACGCTGGGCTAGGCTATATTCACCGTCGGAGCCCTTGGGCGCTTCCTCCACCCGCATGTCGCTGGGCGGGCAAACCACGTCATAATCGCAAAGATAACCTTCGTCGATCAACCAGCGCATGGCCGGGCCTTGCACCATGACGTCCACGAAGCCGTCGGCGTGCCGCCCCAGCCCTTTGCCGTCCGGTCGACCTGGCGTCGCGGTCAGCACCAGCCCTTTGCATTGCGGGTGCGTGAACTGGGCCACGGCCCGGCCCCATTTGTTTTCCCGCAAAACGTGGTGGCCTTCGTCGACGACCCATAGCGTGACTTGCTTGGCCCAGTTCTCCAAATCCTTCGCGCGCACCAGCGTATCGACCGACGCGACCCGGCACCGGGCGCCCGGCACATAGAAGCACTGGCCCAGTTTCTTGACGTGCTTTTTGGCAATGATTCGCTTGGTCTTTTCCGACGCGATAATGTCATGTCGGACGCCCGCCCGCGCTAGGGTCAGGCTGATTTGCTCCACCAGCTTGTCACGGTGCGCAATGGCGCAGACGAAGCCGTTGTGGTCATTGATGAGCCGGGACAATATGGGCGTCTTGCCGCCGCCGGTGCATAGCTGCACCAGCACGACCAATTGGCCCAAGGCCCATTGCAATTGCGTCTGTCCTATCAGTTCGCTTTGGTATGCGCGTTCCTGCATCATAGACGGCACACCCGGCACGACCCGACCAACTGGCGTTCGCGCATCATGCGGTTAAGGGATTTGTCGGGAACGTCGCCGGCCTCAAACCGCAAACGAAGTTCGCGCAAAGACGACGGCCAACTGTCACGCCCCGGCGTTCGGAAGGTGTGGCCCATTTTTATTTCCAGTCGTTCCGCATCCATATAAAGTTCGCGGTGGTGCCACCACAGTTCCCACCACTCACCAAGCCGCTGGTGGTAGCACCATGCGCAATCCGTCCGGTCTGGGCATTTGACGCCGCGTGCCGCTAGATCGGCTTGCACTTCGTCTTCCCCTTGGCCCCACTCTCGCAACGGAAAACGCATAGTGACGCCGGGTATGTCATCATAGACGCCCCCGGCCCGCCCAGGCTCATCGGCGCGCAAACCGACATAGGATACGATAGGACCGTTAGCCGCTTCCCGAATGAGAAAATCCCGGTAGGGCACGATTTTCAAAATCCGCGTGCAGAACCGGGCGCGAATGTTCGGCAACATGCCTTCGGCGGCGATGACCGACGACAACGTGCCGTTCATGATGGGAATAAGCCGCCGCCCCAACAGGTCGCCCAGTAATTGCCAGAACTGGAACATTTCGGGCAGTTCGTTGCCCGTCGGCGTGCAAAGGTAATTGTAGGGCCGGGGCTCGCGTTCGTTTAGCTGCAAACACATGCTGGTCGAATCGTGCCCGCCAGACAGCCCCGCGATATGTGCAATTCCATTTTCGTCGCGGATTATCACCGTCAATTTCTCCCTATTGACGCGACCGTCATTAGGCCCTAGACCGGCCCCCGTCAACCAACGGGAGTAATCCAAAATGCAAATTACCGTCCATTTGGACACGCAGGACGAGACCGACCTAGCGGCCCTTGCCGCGCTTGTCGCTGCACTTGGCGGCCGCATCGCGCCGACCGTAGCCAACACGGTCGTCGAGCCCGCTGCACCCCCGCCGCCCGCGGTAGCCCCGGCCCCCGAGACGCCCAAGGATGCGGCCGAAATGATGTTGCAGCGTGAAGCCGCCCGCGTGGCCGCGGCACCGCCGCCGCCCGCCACCGAAGGCGACGACAATAGCGGCCCGGCTGTCGACCCCAAGACAATCGACAAAGACGGCATCCCGTGGGACGTGCGCATTCATTCGACCCCGCCCAAAATTAACGCAGACGGCACATGGCGTAAAAAGCGCGGCCTGTCCGAAGTTACATACGGCGAAATTCACGCAGAATTGCAGGCGGCCCAAGTCGCGGGAAACCATGGCACTGGCACCACGAACGGGGCGGCGGCTCCGAATGGTTCCGGCACTGTGGAAACCCCGCCTGCCCCGCCGCCTCCCGCGTCCAGCGCCCCTACCGCATCGGCCGCGCCGCCCCCGCCACCGGCTGACGTCCCAAACGCCCCCGCCCCACCCTCTGCAAGCACGGCTCCCCCCGTTGCCGAAAGTGCGCCGGGCGGTGGTAGCCCTGCGGCGTCGGGCCGCTTCGCCGGGTTCCCCGAGTTCGTGCAGGCGGTCAATTCCATCCGCACGCCGACAATCCCGTATCTGGAACTGAACACCTACGCCGAAACGGTCTGTGGTGCCGGCGTCCAGTTCAAGGATTTGAAGGACCGCCCGGACGCGTGGGAAACCTTCTATGCGATGGCCGGCGGCCAGTAATTGACCACCCGGGGGTTGGGCCGTCGCGCGCGGTTGCCCTAGCCTTAAACGACCCGCAAGGTGCCCGGGATTTCAAGGGGAACATGAATGGCTGACGTGCAATCGACCCTCGACGAACGGGGGGCGCGCTACGGGGATTTTACCGACCACGCGTTCATCGCCCAGGCGCTACAGGACGTCATGCGCGACGCGCCCGGCTGGAACCGCTGCGATGCCGTAAAGCGGCAAGCCCTGACCGTCATTGCCGACAAGGTGGCGCGCGTGTTGAGCGGCGACCCAGCCTATGCGGACAACTGGCACGACATTCAGGGTTATGCCCGTCTGGTCGAAGAGCGATTAACGGTCGCGCCCGCGCCGTCCGGTTTTCCACCTATGCCGTCGGCACCGCCTTCGCACATACCGGTGGGGTAGGCCAATGATCGAACCAGAACACGCGATATTAGCGCCATCGTCGGCCGAAATGTGGGGGCCGCACGGTTGCCCCGCGTCGGTCGCCATGCAACAACGCCAGCCGCCGCAAGAGGAAACCGAAGAGAACCGCGAAGGGACGGCCGCCCACTGGCTGTTGGAACAGGTCTTGCTAAAGCTGACCGTGCCCGCCGATGCGATTGCGCCCAACGGCGTGCCCATCAACGACGAAATGCGCGAAGCCATCCAAGAGTTGGTGACGGACGTAAACGACACGCTGAAATCGTGCCAGTCGGGCGACTATTTCCAGGTCGAACAGCGGGTGGCCGCGCCAAACATGATTCATCCCGAGAACTGGGGAACGCCAGACGTCTTTTTCGTCCAGCATAGCCGCAAGACGCTTCATATTTGGGACTTCAAATATGGGCATCGGTTCGTCGACGTCTTGGATAACTGGCAATTGGTCGATTACGCCGCTTGCATTATTGAAAGCGAAGGCATCACCGACTGGCGCGACTGGACCTTCACATTCACCATCGCCCAGCCGCGCTGTTACGCACGGGACGAACTGGGCGGCACGTTGCGCGAATGGTTCACCGACGGCGCCCGCCTCGCGCTCATGTTCGACCAGTTACGAGCGGCGGCGGCCAGCGCCATGGCGCCAGATGCGCTTTGCAAGGTCGGCTCTTATTGTCTCGACTGCCTGGCGTCATGGGATTGTGAAGCGCTCCAGCGCGCCGGCGGCAACGTCATGGCCGTAACCGGACGCCAAACCAGCTTGGGGATGGAGCCCGCGCAAATCGGGCTGGAACTGGCTATGCGGCAAGACGGGCTGAAACTATTGGAAGCCCAGATTAAGGCGCTCGAAACCCGCGCGCAAATGCTCATCAACCAAGGGTCCAACGTGCCGCGGTTCAAGGTCGGCTACGGTGAAAGCCGAACTGTGTGGGCAAAAGACAAGCAAGCCGAAGCGGCCCAACTGGTCCAAATGTTCGGCATTGACGTGCAACTGGGCGTGGCGATTCCGACCCCCGCCCAGTGTATTAAACAGGGTGTTGACGCCACCGTCATTACCCCCTACACGACCAAGAATCCCGCCGCCCAAAAGCTGATGCGCGTGTCTGACAAGACCGCCGTTAAAGTCTTCGGCCGACGCGATTAACCGAAGGGAGAACCGACCACATGACCCGTTTTACTTTCACCGGCCGACTGGTGCAGGGTGACGTTTACGAAGCCAAGGTGCGCACCGACCGCCGCACCAAACAGCCGAAACTTGGCCAAGACGGCCAGCCCATGAAACAGGTCTTTGCCGCGCTGGCCATTCCGAAAGACCCGGCCGCGCGCTTCGTCATCCCCGGCAATCCGACCTATGACGAACAGAAAGCGCTTATCGACGGCGCGGCGCGCGCGGCATGGCCCCAGTTCTTCGGCCAGCGCCAACAGGGCTTGCAATATCCGCCTTCGCTGCCGCACGACTGCACCAACCCCAAATTCGCCAATAAGGTGATCGACGGCGACGGTTTTGACGACAACGGCCAGCCCTATAGCAAAAACGAAGGCTGGGCCGGTTGCTGGGTTATCAAGTTCGCCAACGGCTTCGTGCCCAAGGTTTACGAATGGACGGCCAGCGGGTGGCAAGAAACCATCCACACCGGGCGCAAGGTCAAGTGCGGCGATTACGTGTCGATTTCCGGCACTTGCGTTTCCAACCAGTCGACCGACAGCCCCGGTATGTATATGAATTTCGACACGGTTTCGTTCGAACAGGAAGGCGCGTTTATCGCGGCGGCCAGTTCCGTCGACCCGAACGCCGCTCTTGGTTCACGTGGGGCACCCGCCAACCCCCCGGCCCACGCGGGCGCTGGCACGCCGCCCCCGCCGGGCAATGCCGGTGCGGCCTCAACTGGCGCGCCTGCTCATGGCGGCCAGGGCTCAACGATTGCACCGGCATATAGCGGCTATCGTGACGCTGGCGCCGCCGGTGCCCCGCCGCCCCCGGGTGCTGGTGCGCCTCCCCCGCCTGCTGGTCCCCAGATGACGGCGGCGGCCACCACGACCTATGAAGCCTATAAGGCGTCGGGCTGGACCGACGACCAGTTGCGCGCCAACGGCCTCATGGTCTAATTCTGACGGGCGCCCGGCCGACCACTGGGCGCCCCGTTACCCAAGGGGCCGAAATGATTGAACGTGACAATAACGACCAGTTCGTGCGCATCCGCTGCGATGGTTGTGGCGAGCCATCCCCGCCGACGTCTGACCTGATAATCAATCGGGGCCTGAACGGAATGGGCTGGGACTGCAAAGGCGGGAAGCACAAGTGCCCGACATGCAAGGATGACGCCGCGCCGGTGGCGATGGCCGCCGAATGAGGAACTTGGCGACGCTGGACGTCGAAAGCGTAAGCTGGGCGGGCTATTGTTGGAACGAAGCCAAGGGGAACTATGAAGGGCCACCCGGCGCGCCCAAGGGAAAAAAGGGCCTGCCCGTCATTGGCGCATTCGCCTATTGGGAACACCCGACCGCTGACGTCCTGATGCTTTCCTATACGCTGCCCGGCGATGGCCGGCCCAGCCGTTGGCGCCCGGGCTGGCCGCTGCCCCAGCGTCTGTTCGATTTCTTGGCCGCGGGCGGGGAGATTGAATTTCACAACGCCATGTTTGAAAAGCTGGGCTGGTGGCACGTCCTGCAAAAGCGCTACGGGTTCCCGCCGCTCGACCATAGCCGCGTGCATTGCAGCATGGCGACGGCGCACGTCAACGGCTACCCGGGCGCACTAGGCGAACTGGGGCCAGCGCTGGGCACGAACACGCAGAAAGACCCCCGGGGCAAAGCCCTGATGGACGTGTTTTCCAAGCCGCGCAAACCGACCAAGGCCGACCCGCGCCATATCGTGCGGCACGACGACACGCAGCCGTTCAAATTCCAAGGAACCGCCGTCGCCCCCAGCCAGCTTTTCGACTGGTATCATGATTATTGCGACGACGACGTGTTGACCGAGCGCGACGCCAGCGCCCGCATGGAACCCATGACGCCGATGGAGCGGGAAGCGTGGTTGCTAGACCAGCGGATGAACTGGAACGGCATTGCCATTGACCGCAAGGGCGTGCGCGACTGTCTGGTGGTGCTGCGCCAAGCGCTCGACCGCTACGGCCGGGAATGCGAAGAGATAACCGGGGGCATCGGCCCCAGCCAGGTTCAAGCGCTGGTCGGCTGGATACGCGGCCGGGGCGTGTTCGGCATTGACAGCTTCGACAGCAAGAAAAGCCCCGTTGAAGAACATTTGGCCCGCACCGACTTGCCGTCGGACGTGCGCCGGGTGCTGGAAATTCGCGCGCTGGTCGGGTCGGCTGGCGTCAAGAAACTCTATGCCATGGAAAACCGGACGTCCTGCGACAACCGGTTGCGTGGCCTGTTCGTCCACCACGGCACCCGGACGGGCCGCCCGACGGGCGAAGGGGTGCAGTCGACCAACCTAGTCAAGATTGGCCCTGATTTGACCGCGGCGGCCTGTTGTGGGCGCGCGGTGCTGCCCAACGTGCCGAACTGCCCGTGGTGCGGGTCGGCGGCTCCAGCGGCCGGGAAAAAGGGCCACTGGGGGGTCGAGTATGCCGACGACGTGTTGGAAATCATGGCGTGCCACTCGCTCGACATGGTGGAACACTTTTTTGGCGACGCCGTGTTGGCCATGCAGGGCTGCATTCGGTGCCTGTTGTGCGCCGACGACGGCATGGACCTGATTTCGTCCGACTATAGCGCGATTGAAGCCGTGGTGGCGGCGTGCATCACCGGCGAGCAATGGCGTATCGATACGTTCAAGGCGCGCCGCGATATCTATTTGGAAAGTGCCGCCAAGATAACCGGCATGACTTATGACGCCTATTTGACCTATAAGGCCGAACACGGCACGCACCATCCCGACCGGCAAAAGGTCGGCAAGGTCGCAGAACTGGCGCTGGGCTTCGGCGGGTGGTCGGGCTCATGGCGCAATTTCGACCCGGACGCACACCTAAAAACCGACGACGAAATTGCACGCATCATCAGCGCATGGCGCGACGCTTCGCCCAAGATTGTCGAAATGTGGGGCGGCCAGCGCCGCAAGGTAAACGGCCGCTGGGTCGACCAGCGCTATGGGATCGAAGGGGCGTTTATCAATGCCGTCGAGAACCCGGGCTATGAGTTCTGGGCCGGGCCGTTGTCGTTTCGCATGACCGCGCCGTTCGGCACATACGACCGGTTGAAACTGCGCCTGCCCAGCGGGCGCGAACTAACCTACCACCAGCCGATGCTTACGCCGTCCGACCGGCGGCCCGGCACGCTGTCGATTTCTTACATGACCGACAACAGCAACCCCAAATATGGGGCGCTGGGTTGGGTCCGCATGGAAACGTGGGGGTCGCGCGTCTTTGAAAATGCCGTGCAGGCCATCGCTCATTGCATCATGAGATTTGCGCGCAAGAATCTGTTCGCCGCCGGCTATGCCGTCGTTCAGGAAGTTTACGACGAAGCGGTGGCCGAAGTGCCGAAAGGCTGGGGTTCAATCGAAGAGTTCGAAGCCATCATGGGCACGTTGCCGGAATGGGCGCGGCTGGCCACTGGCGAGTTCTGGCCCATTCGCGCGGCCGGCGGCTGGAGGGGCAGGCGATACCGCAAGGATTAATGCGAGGTCAAAGACAGTCGGCCAGGCGGAACGTGGGGACGCCACCAACAAGCGTTCGTGTAAGACCGCGGCCCGGCTAAGACCCGTGCATAGTTCGGCGGTCGTCTGGCCATGGGCGAGCCGGCGCGCAATTAGCGCCAGTTCCCATTGGAGCAAAGAGCGTTCCAGCCAGACGACCGCCGCTATCAACCTTCTTTGCAGACGAAACGGTGCCCTGTAGTGGCCGCAAAGACCGACACGGCACCTTGCGGAACAAAACCGTTGGTGAACGTCAGGGTTCCGCCCGCGGCCAGTTCAAACGACCCGTTGGTGGCCCCGGCGGCGGTCGGTGCGTTCACCAACAGCGGTTCGGTGGCGGCAATCGGGTTCTGGCAGAACAAATAGGTTCGGCCTGGGCGCGCGGCGAAAACTTGCTGGGCCGCGCCGCCCGTGGTGATGGTGCCCGACCCGTCTATTTGCGCTTCGGCCGGAACGATAACCAACAGACCCAAGAAAGCGGCAAAGGATAGCAAGCGAACGCGCATCAAACGACCTTTCTGACTGACATAGCGCCCATGCGGTAGGTTCCGCTGACGGCGACGGTATTGACTGCCCGGCCTTTCATGCCCGCCCGCAAGGTCGTATTCTGGAGAACAAGGCGGGGGGTGCGCATGACGCCGCTACAGGCCGGGATGGCGACGGCGCCCTGCGTGTTAATGTCGGTGCTATCGACCAGACAGCCGACGAGGTTGGTAAAGCCGGTCGTATCGACCAGAACCAGGCCGTGCGAGGTCAGGCCGGTAATTCCGTCGTATTCGATTTCGGCGTAAGCCTCCACCGTGTCGCCCACGGTCAGATTGCCGGCGGTGATGGTCTGGTAAAAATCATAGACGTCGGCGTTGCCGCTGGCCGTCCCGCCCAGAACGATTTGCTGGACGTCGGTTCGGCCGCTGCTCGACGTCACCTTAGACCCCGTGGCCGTGACGCCGGAGCCGCCCGCAACGGTGTAGCCAGTCGCCGCCGACGCGCCGCCCTGCATCATCGGGTTGGAGTTGACGCAGCCCCGCGGATAGGTGGCGTTCCAAACGTCGGTATTCTGGCCAACCAGCACGTCCCGAAAGGCGAACAGCCCCGGGCCGCGACCGGTGCCGAACAGTTCGGCCAGCGCCACGCCGCCCCAGTAGCCGCCTAGCAAGCCCGGGTGCAGGCCGTCATAGGTGTAGCCGGATTTCATGGCGCCGTTCGTGCTGGCTGGGTCAGCCAGGTAGCGCCACATATCGACGGAATAGATGCCGCGCGACGGGTCGTTGAGCCCCAACACATAGTCGCGCCGCGCAAGGTGGTCGCGGTATTGCGCCGCCGTCATCGTCAGGCCCGATGCGGTTATGTCGCGCGGCCGGGGCGTGATGCAAACGCAGACGCGCCCGGCGGCCAGAATCTTGGAAACCAGCGTGGCGTAATTCGCATAGGACTGGGCGAGCGACACGCCGTTGGGGCCGTCGTTCGTCAGGCAATCCAGAACGATGGTGCCGGCCGTGGTCAGCGCAAGCGCTGCGTCTATCCGGGCCAGAACGTCGTTGGTGTTGTCGCCCGCTACGCCGAAATTGTCGGTGTTGTCGAACGTCCAGCGCTGGCGTCCCAGGAAGGCCGCCCAGTTCAGATAGCCTTTGGCGTATAGCTTGATGTTGGTGGCGTTGGTCGTGAAGCCGTTGCCGTAGGCGATGCTATCCCCGATGACCGCAACCCGCGTGTTCGCCGGTTGGGGAATAAGGGACCGTTGGCCCTTCCACGCGTCGTTCAGACCGTCCAGCGACCGAATGCCGCCGGAAAACATATCAAGGATAGCAGCGCCCATAGCTTATTCGCTCCGCAATGCCTGAAGCCGGTCGTTCAACACCTGAACTTCGGCGTGGGCGGTGACAATCTTTGCGTTCAGGTCATCGGCGTTATCGTCGTCCAGCCCGTCTTTGATCGCCGCAAGGTTCTGGGCCAGCGCAGGCACCAGCACGGCAAGCTGGGTCAGAAGGGTGGTTGCGCCGACCAACAGGTTCAGCGCTTCGGTTTCGGTCATTTTGGCCATGTCAGTTTGCCTCCAGAACGCCAAGGTCGGCCAGTTGCGACGGCAAGGCGGTTAGGGTGGTGACGGCCGTTTGAAGGTCGGCCGCGTTGCCCGCTTGCTGGGCGGTGAACCCCGCCGCTTCGGCCTTCGCGCCTTCGTTCAGCAAGTCGATTGCCTTATTGCAGGCCGCCACCGGCTTGGTCGGCGCGGAACAGAAAGCGAGCGTGGTTTGCTGGGCCGACTTCAACGCAATCTGGGCCGTGTAGAACGCTTTGTTGGCGTTCAGCCGCACGTCGTTGCCCAGCGTCGTGCAGGCCGATAGCAGCCCGGCGGCCGGGATGGCGATTAGCAGAAACAGCACGGGGATGGCGAGCGCGCCGGGGGGCGTCGTGTGACCTTTTTCCTTCACAACCGCCACCGACGTTGGAACGAACGTCTGGGGGCTGGTGATGATTTCCAATTTCTGGTCGTTGCTCCGCTTGGACCGGTAGGCGGCCCACGCCATTGCGCCCAGCGCCAGGACAATGCCCACGACCTGTTCGACCGCGCCAGGAAGCGCCGCGTTCACTTGGTCTTCTGTCATCAGCCCATGGGCAACAAGGAAAGCGCCAGCCATGGCCAGCAACTTCGTGACAATCTGAATAAGAACAGGCATGAACGCCGAAGCGTCAACCTTTATCGGGGTGTTTTCCGGCATCGGTCGGGTTCCTCTTTCGCGCGGTCAGCGCACCTAGATGGCGGGAAGATACCCTAAGAGCCCCGGCCCGTCTAGCGCAGCGGCCCTTGTCGTAACTGGGCGCGGTTGTTGGCTTCATGGCGCCAGTGCCGAGTCGTGCGGCCGACGAAATAGATAAGGATAGCGAGCGAGAAAAGCGACGTGGCCCAGCCGTCATATGGGCTGCGTTGGCCGTCCCATATGACGGTAATGGTCAAGAGCGACGTGCCGGCGGCCAGGCTCATTCCGTATCGCTCCATCGGATTGAACAGGTTGTAAAACCGCCATAGCTTCCAAATGCAAATGGCGGCGATACCCAGCCGGAAAAGCGAATTGAGAATATCCCAGACGATCATTCTGCACTCTCCGAACCGGTCAGCTTGCCCACCCGGCGAACAGCCCACGGTAGCAGCAAGTGCGCCCCGAACCCAAATAGATACGTCAGCGCAACAACGGCCCGGGCGTCGTTTTCTCTAACGCCAAGCCATTCATGTGCAACGTATGGCGTGACGAAAAGGGCGAAAGTCACGCCAGTAAAAATTACGAAGGCCATCTGGCCCTTGTGCATTTGCCGCCAACGGCGCGCGCCTAGCGACGATATAGC